GCGCGAGAAACCGTCGCGCTACCTCGACGTCCCCAAGGTCGGTACCGTCATCGCCTTCGAGCGCATCAGAGCAGAGCTTCTCCTGGCTACGCACCGTCGGCGACGCCTCGGTCCAGTCGCAGACGCCGTAGCTGTCCGGCCGGCCCTTGTGCGCCTCGGGATCCCAGGAGAGGCCGATCGCCGCGGGGAGGTCCCGCCAATCCTTGCCCGCCCGGATCGCGGCGAGGCGGAGCCAGTTCATCGTCGAGAGCAGCGGCAAGCGGTGGAGTTCGTCGCCGTGGTTGCTAGCCGGTGAGGGCAGCGGGCCGAGGACCTCACCGATCGCCCGCACGCGCTGGTGCTGGGGCAGGCGGAGGAAGTCCGGGCAGGCCGCCATGTCGCGGGCCACGAGGAGGAAGCGCTGGCGGTGCTGCGCCAGCCCGCCCAACTCGCCGCAGTCGTGGGTGCGCTGGTCGGTCGCGTACCCGCTGGCCTGAAGCAGGCCGATGATCTGCGCAAGGAGATCGGCGCCGCGGTTCTGGATCCGCGGGACGTTCTCCAGGAGGACCAGCTTCGGCCGCTTCGGCCCCCACGACTCCATGGCGAGGAACATCCCCCGCGTGGCGAGCTGGCTCATGTCGACGTAGCGGGTCTCGCGGGCGCGCTGGGCCGGCATGCACCCGCTGAAGCTCTTGCACGGCGGCGACATCACGACCACGTCGGGGCACTCGCCGCCGGTGAGGTCGCGGAGCTCGGCCGGCTCCATCGCCGCGATGTCGCGGCAGAAGGCCGGGCCGCCGGTGAGGCGCTCGAGGTCGCGGCAGGCTCCCGCGTCGAAGTCGAGGCTCCCGAGCGAGCGAAAGCCCGCGCGCTGGAAGCCGAGCGTGCATCCGCCGGAGCCGGCGAAGAGGTGGAGAACGGTCGGGGTCAGCACCGGCGCACCTCCTCCACCAGCGCCGCGTCGATCTCGAAGGTCCCCGGGACCGCGGTCGAGTCCCAGCGGAGCAGGCCGGGCGGGAGCGGGGGCATCTGGACCGTCCGCCACTCGCCCGCGTCGCCTTGATCCTCCCAGACGCTCCTCGACCTCCAGCACCAGGCCGAGATCTCGCGGGCGTCGGTCTTGCCGTCGCCGCGGAAGGCCGGGCGCCCGGTGACGCGGAGTTGCAGCGCCGGCCACCAGCGGGCCAGCACGTCGCGGCTGGCGCGTCCCTGGCCCCACTGCGAGAGGCCGAGGAAGGCGATCACCCCGCGGTCAGCGAGGAGGCCCGCGTCGCGGATGTCGCACCAGATCGAGCCGGCGAACCAGGTGAAGGGCGGGTTGTCGATCACGAGATCGAAGGGGCCGACGTACTCCGCGAGCGTCACCGGGTCGAACTCCCCAACGAGCCCGTCGTCGGCCGCGACTATCAGCCCCGCCGTCTCGCTCACCCGCGGCTCGACCGTGAAGATCGAGCACCCGGGGATCACCGCCCGGGCGGCCCGGGCGAAGACCCCGCTACCAGCCGCTGGGCAGAGAACCCGCAGAGGCCGGCGGGTCGAGACCGGGGGCAGACGCCGCATCACCTGGTCCACGATCTGGACCGCGAGCCCGGTCGGCGTGTAGTCGACCTCGAGGGCGGCGAGCGTCGCCGCGTCGTCCGTGCGCCCCGAGGCGCCGAACATGGAGGGCTGGTCAGCCATCGGCCACCTCCTCCCCGCGCACGGCCGCGAGGTTGCGGACCACGGGGAAGTCCTGGATCCGCAGGTCTTCGGGCCACTCGCCCTTGTCGGCGCCCTTCGAGTGCTGGAGGCGGATGCGGACGAGCTCGCCCTGCGACCGCGTGTGGTCCTCGGTCTTGGTGTCGACGGGCCACTCGTCCTCGGCCATGCCGTCGTACCCAGCGTCGTTGCGGTCGAGGACGTGGCCGCCGAGCTGCTTGATGAAGATTGGTACGCCGGCGGCGCGGCACTGGTCGCGGAGCGAGCGAGCCCACTCGACCTGGAAGGCCCGCGCCCCGCGCCCGCTCTCGCCGCCGACGATGACCCAGTGGATGCCGCGGAGGTCGAGTTCGCCGAGGTCCTCGAGGAGGGGCTCGACCGAGAGGAAGCGGCAGGCGGCGGGCGTCTCGCGGAGCTGGTCGATCCGTGGGAGGCCGTACTTGCGGTCCTCGACGCTGACGCCAAGCCAGACCCACGGCCGGAAGGCGCCGTTGGCCGGGTCGGAGATCCAGACCTTCACGAGGTCGGGGCGCGTCACCCGGATCCGGTCCGCGACGTCGATGATGCGGTTGTAGAGGCCGTCGCCGGCGAAGTACGCCCGCATCGCCTCGGCCCGCTTCGTGAGCACCTGGAAGGTGTGGCGGGGCGCGAGGAGCATCCGCGCGAGGACCTCGTCGATGAACTCGAGCGGCACCTTCTCCTGGAAGAGGTCGCTCATGGAGTTGACGAAGATCCGGCGACCGCGCTGCCAGCGGAGCGGCTGATCGAGGAGCTCGGGGACGAACCGGAGATCGAAGCCTTGCTCGTAGGGGTGGCCGGGGACGCCGCGCCAGCGCTCGGCGAAGGCCTCGGCGTAGCAGTGCTTGCAGCCGGGCGAGACCTTCTGGCAGCCGCGCAGCGGGTTCCAGGTGGCCTCGGTCCACTCGATAGCGGAGCGGTCAGCCATGACCCACCTCCTCCCGCTGGCTCGCCAGCGCCTCACGCACAACCTGGGGGAGCGGGAAGAACCCCAGCGCGCCCCGACACGGGATCGGCTCGACGCGCCGGACCGAGCCGATCACCCACTGATGGAACCCCTCGATCGACCACGGCGCACCGTCGTCGGCTCCCGGGGCGATCGAGTCGGTGAAGGTGATCACCGCGACCACGGCTCCGCGGTGGAGCTGGTCAGCGATCGAGGCTTGCGTGATGTCGCGGAACGCGACCATGGGCTCCGCCTTGATCGCCTTCGCGTAGCAGGCGGCGACCTTTCCGGCGTCGCCCGGGTTCTTCCCCGAGTGGAGCGCCAGCGGCCTGTTGATCCACTTCTTCGGCAGGAGGTGAGAGCGGTTCTCCCGCCTCTTCCCGAGGCGGACGACGGCCCACGCCCACCAGGCGTGGAGGGTGATCGCGTGCGTGACCTCCTGGCTACCCACGGGCCACCTCCTCCGCCTTCGCGGCGGCCCTCCTGCCGTCGTCGGTGACGAGGTAGCGGCCCTGGTCCTTGCGCACCCACCCGCGCCGGAGGAGCGCGAGGACCGTCCCGGTCGCCCATTCCTGGTCGACCGTCTTCCACACCCCCGCCGTCGTCGAGCGACGGATCACGCCACCCTGGCGAAGAGCGTCGCGGAGGCAGTCGATCATCCTGGACGACGACCGCGGCGCGGTGCGGCGGGTCTTCGTGGCCGAGAACTCGCGCACCGGCCCGCGCATGTCGTCGGCGATGTCCTCGATGACCTCGAGAGTCGACGTGATCGTCGCGTGCGGGACGAGGGCCCCGCGGCGCGCGTCGAAGCGGATGTCGTCGATCGTCACGCCGCACCCCCGTTCACCGGCGACCTGGGCGTCCTCACCTCGTCGAGGGCGAGCATCAGGTCAACCCGTGATTGCTGGCCCCAGCCCTTGTCGGCCGCCGTCTGGACGACCTCCGCGAGCCGGCGCATCCGCCCCATGGCGTGGCCGGCTCGACGCTCCGCCGCCGCCGCGCGCTCGCCAGCCGCCCTCACGCGGGCGTCGGAGTCCCGGAGCCGCTCGGCCATCGCCGCGTTCGCCTCCTTGGACAGGTCGAGCGTCCGCATGGCGACGTCAGTCCTGGTCTCGGCGACCTTCGCCTTCCACCGCGCCCACGCGAGCATCCCCGCATAGCCGATGGTCCCCAGCACCCCAGCAGCCGCCACCGCGACCGCGAACAAGATGATCCAGATCGGTACAAACATCGTCTCCACCCTTTCCGGCCGCTGGCAGGCGACCTACTCCGACTTCTTGCCCCGTGACCGGGGTTGCTTCTTCGGGGCCTTGCGGCCCGGCTCGACGAACGGCTCGGCGACCACGGCCTCCTCGGCGACCTCGTCGAGGTCCGCCTTCGTCTTCGGCACCTTCGCGCGCTTCTTCGGCCCGTTGGCGGCGAGGTCGTACACCTTGCCGGCCACCTTCTGGAGCGCGTCGCTCACCGCACCATCAGCGACAATGGTCCCGATTACCTTGTCACCGAACTTGACCGTCACGCTGCCCTCCGGCTTGTCCTCGAACGCCGCCCCGAGCTCGCGGTAGTCGTCGTCGGTGAGTTCCCCGGCGCGCTCGGCGAACTGACTCTCCGCCCAGTGGTCATCGTCGGCCTTGGCCCCGAGGCGCCCGCCGGCGGCTCGCCGCGCCATCACCGGCGCCAGCTCGTCGACCGCCGAGCGGCCCGTGGTCGGCCGGTAGACCCGGACCGGCGCGGCCTCCATCTCCTCTTTGAGGTCCCGCCGGCGGAGCTTCAACGGCTCCATCTCCCGCTCCACCTGGTCGACCTTGCCGCGAAGCTCCTCGAGGTGGGCGGCGAGGTTCTCCCGGCGATGCTCGTGCTCCTCGAGATCCGCGCGCCACTGCTCCCGGAGGAGCGAGAGGAGGACCATCTCCGCTTCGTCGGCCAGCGAGCGCGTCGTGGTCGTGTAGACCTTCTTGCGGCCTCCGTTGTGGTCCTCGACCTCCACGTGATGCTCGATCAGGTTCGAGACCACGCGGACCTCGACGGGCCGATTCATGCAGGCCCAGGCCCAGGCCGCCTCGAAGGCGTCGCCCACCTCCTCGCGCTCGACCTTGTAGATGCACTCACCGCGGCGAAGCACGCGGGCGACCTTGCCGACGCCCTCCTCGTCCACGCGGATGGTGTAGCCGTAGTGATCCTGTTCGATGCTCGCTGTCTTCACGTCTTCGTCTCCTGCTCACCAGCCAGCCGCGTCACCACTGCGGCGACGTCCCGCTGGATCTGGAAGATCCTCGTCCTCGACACCCCGAGATGCCGGGCCAGCGCCTCGCACGTCACCAGCGGGCGAACCCACCGGCCCCGGAAGACGGCGAGCCGCTTTGCGTCGCCGGCGATGGCGCGCTCCACCGCGGCGACCTGGTCGTCGGTGATGTCCGTGGCGACGACGCGCGGGTCCACCTGGACGCCAGCGCGGCGAAGCCGGTTGCGGAGGGTCCCGAGCGGGATCCCCTCCTTCCTCGACGCCTGCCGGATCCCGCCGTGCTTGCGGACGAGGTCCAGAAGATCGGCCCGGCGCGCCTCGGCGAGGGCGAGCTCCGCCTCCTGCGTTCTGGTCATCGGAGACCCTCCGCGTCGAGCTTGTCGGCGATGCGTCGGGCCTCGGCGTCGAGGTTGACGCCGTAGGTCTTCTCGAAGGTGACGACGCCCCGCGCGTGTTGCTCGCGGTGGTGACCCTGGCAGAGAGGCACGAGGTCACGACGGGTCCCTCCCGCTCCGCGGCTGCGCACGTGAGCGGCCTCGATCGGCCCGGAGCAGCTCTTCGCCCACGGCATCCCCAGCGACGGCGCCCAGCAGACGCACCGCATCGCGCGGACCGCCCCGCCGCGCTCTCCGTACGCCTCGGCGTAGGCCCGCGCCCGACGCCCCGCGTTGCGCGGTGAGATCGGGGTCCGGCGCGCCAGCGGCTTCCGCCTCGCCAGCGCTGACCTACGAAGCACGGGAGCCCTCCACCGCCGCGCGGGCCTTCTCCGCCACCGCCAGCGCCGCGTCGAGCTCGACCTCCAGCGCGGCGGCGGCGGTCTCGGCCAGCGGCTCGGTAAGCGGCTCGCCGAGCACCCTGCCCGCCCAGACCTTCCACTCGATGGAGCAGCCGAGGGCGTGGATCGCCGCGAACTTGGTGAGCAGACGCTGGCGGTGCTCGTGGGTCGCCGGCACCCGGACCGGCATGATCTCGGCCTCGACGGCCACGACATCAGCCGCGACCGCCGCATCCTCGGCGGGAGGCACCGGCACCCGGACCTGGCGCGGCGCCCAGGCCGGCATCTCGTCGTCCGCCGGCGGCTCGATCACCCTGATCTGTAGCGTGGTCAACCAGAAGTGACGCTCGACCAGGTGGAGGGCGGCGACGCCGGCGAGCGCGACCGACGGCATGTTCGCGCCGTCGAAGACGAGCGAGCACCGCACGTCGCGGGCTTGCTCGCTCTCGAGGTGGACGAGCCGCCAGTCGGCCACGAGGCGGAAGCTCCTGTCCGCCACCTCCTCGACGTTGAAAGCCGAGACGTAGGCCGAGATCCCCGCCTCGATGCACGCCGCCGCCGCCGCCGCCTTCACCGCGTCGGCCGACGGGTAGTGCCACTCGCGCTGGCGGCCGGCCACGCGCTCGCGCGCCGTCTCCGTTGCGGTGACTGGTTGGACGATGCTCCGCGCCTTCGCCAGCGCGTGCTCCAGATGCTCTTTGATCACCAGTTCACCCTCCTCTCGCGGACGACCGTCACGCCCGCGAACTTCTGGCCCGCCTCGATCGCGTCCTTGATCGCCTTCTTGTCGGGCTCGATCACCTGCTTGACGCGATGGGGGAGGAGGTCCGCGGGGACCCACTCCTCGATCACCACGCGCCCCGGCTTCCAGGCGAGCCCGACGCTCACCCGCTCGCTCTCGACGCGGCAGGTCTTGCCCTCGCCGTAGCGCTCCAGCGCCGCGATCACCACGCCGTCGAGCGCGTCTAGGCGAGCCTCGGCCCGCACCATCGAGGCGCGGACCAGTTCGAGCTCCGCCTTCGCGGCGGCGACCTGGCCGAGGAGCATCCTCCGGGCTGACTGGCAGGCGTGGATGAACGCCTCCACGTCACCCTCCAGCACCGCCCGGAGCTCCGCCGCCTGCCCCGGGTCGACCTCGGCGACGTCCAGATAGTCGAGGATGTCGTCGCACTCCCGGCGGATGCGCTCGGCGTGCGCCCTGATGTCCTTCTGGTCAGGCATGGCCACCCCCACGGATGAACCGAGCGAGGTTGACGAACGGCTCCCGCTGGCGAGCCGTGTCGGCGACGTCGAGCGCCGCGCCTTCGAGCGACGCCGCCGACGTCGGCGACATCAGCCCCATCACGGCGGTGACGTCGTCCAGGAAGGGGCCGGGGTCGGCGGCGTGGCCGGCCCGGCGGATCTCTGCCTGGACGAGGCGGACGAGGGCCGCCTCCGTGCGGGCGTCGATCACGAGCGAAGTCCCTTCCCGGCGACCGGGTAGACCGACCGGATGAAGATCAGCCCTGCGCCGGCGCCCTTGATGCGGTCGAACTCGTCGAAGGTCTGCGCGACCGGCCCGCTGAAGACGGCGCCGCGGAGAGCGGCCTGGCCGTAGCAGTGGAGGCCGATCAGACGACCCGCCAGTACCGCCGCCGGCGACCGGCCGGCGATCGCCTCGGCCACCTGGTCGAGAGGGGCGAATCCCACCCGGGAGACCACACCGTCGAGCCACGTCCCGAGATCGGCGGCGTAGCTGACCACCTCGAGGCGGTCCTCGTCGCCGAGCTCGTCATCCACCCAGGCCCGCTCCGCGATGCCGCGGATCTCCGCGAGCATGTGGAGGGCCTCGCCGCGGTCGGTGAGCGCCGCCGCCTCATCGAGGCGGTCGAGAAGATCGGAGGGGAGGCCCTTGTCGAGGGCCGGTCGGTGTGGTCTGGCAGCGGTCATTGCAGGCTTCTCCTGGCCCGGACATCCCGGGCGAAGTTGTCGACGACGGCGAAGGCGCCGGGGTTGGCGAGCGGGCGCCCGTAGACGCGCCGCGTGATGGCGGTGGAGGCGTGGCCGAGGACCGTCGCCACGTGCTCGAGCGGAGCTCCAGCCCGGAGGGCGCAGGTCGCCAGCGAGTGGCGGAGCGTGTGGACGACGAGACCGAGCGGGTCGAGTCCCGACTCACGGACGACCTGTCCCCACACGTGCGCGGCGTAGCGGATCGGCTTGTCCCCGCGGACCGACGGGAACACCCACTCGGCGCTCGCGTGGCGGGTGGCCTGGCGGCGGAGCACGGCGATCGCGTCGTCGGAGAGGGGGACCTCCCGCGAGCGGGTCTTCGTGACCGGGAGGCGGACCACCCGGGCCTCGATGTCGACGCTCGACCAGCGGAGCCGGAAGACCTCGTTGCGGCGCATCCCCGAGAAGGCGAGGAGGCGGATCGCCTCGGTCAGCGAGTAGTAGGGCGCCTGGCCTTCGACCGGACGCCTGGCGACGCGGTCCTCCTCGACGCGGCCGATCGCGGCGAGGAGCGCCCCGACCTGCCGCTCGTCGAGGAAGCGGTCGCGGGTCCGGGCGGCGAAGCGGCGGACAAGCCGGGTGGGCGCCGAGCCGCGAGGGATCACGCCCTCGAACTCCGCCCGCTTCAGGGCGAGGTCGAGGACGACTAGGCACCTGGACGCCGTCGCGGTCCCGTCGTGGGCCCGCTTACGGGCCGAGGCCCGGCGCGCGACGTCCATGGCCCAGGCCCGCAGGCGGGACGGGGCCCTCGGCGAGCAGATCTCGTCGATGGTGATGCCGGCCAGCTCGACGAGCCAGGTCGAGACCCAGCTCCGGTAGCTGGCGAGGGTGGAGGCCCGGCGCTCGCCGATGGCGACGAGGGCGGCGAAGTCAGCGAGGAATGATTCGAGGAGGTGACCTACCGTCATGGGACGGTAGGTCGACCAGGTGGGCTCGCCGTTGCGTTCTTCCGGTCTCGAAGAATCGCATGGCCAGCCCGAAAAAGTAGCCTCGCTCGCGTGCATCGTCGTCTTGGGGTGCGCTGGCAGGCGCGTTGATACATTGGACACGGTATAGACTCCCTGTCAAGTAGCAGAACGCATCTTGCGTTCTGCGGTTGTTTTTGGTACCGCCAGGCGCAAACGCTGGAGACCGCATCGTCTCCTCCAGCGGCCCCGCGTGCCTGGCAGCCGCGGGGACATCGAGGCCCGCCACAACGGCGGGCCTTTTTGTTGTCAGGTCTCGTCGCGGAGGGTGCGGATCTGGGAGTCGGTGATGGTGGTCTTCATGGTCGTGTCCTTCAGGCCGCGAACGCGGCGTCGAGCTCGAGGTCTGCATCCTGCCCCGGCTCCACCCCGACGATCGAGGTGACGAGCTGGGTCCCGGTCCGGCTGGTCTCCAGGAGGAGCGTCCCGCCGGCCAGCACCAGCCGCCAGCGGGAGGCGCCCTCGCAGGCGACTTCGCGGCGGACGTGGGCGGGGATGTGGGTGTCGAGGGTCATGGTCGTTCTCGCCCGGGGTCGCGCCCCGTCGATGTCCACACTCTATCACTCCGATTCCAAGCGTCAACACTCCGATGCACACGTTTACACAGGCTTTACAAAGCGCCATGCGCGCGCTTGCACACTCGGCGACGCCGTGTATCGTAGGCGCGTGTCGCTGCCGATCGATCCCCAGACAGAGGGAGCCCGCCAGCGCGTCGGCCGGGCCCTCGCGCTCGCCCGCCGCCGCGCCCGCCTCGATCAGGCCGCGGTGTGTAAGTCCCTGGGGACGGCGCGGCCGACCGTCTCCGCCTGGGAGACCGGGCGCCGGACCCCGGACGTGGTGACGGCCGGCCTCCTCGCGGACCTCTACGGCCTCACGATCGACCAGCTCGTCGGGCGGGCTCCTCTCCCGCCTGTGGCTTGACCTGCGCTACGGCAGGGGCCAGGCGCACCAGCCCTCGTCGGGCGCCTTGGCGGGGCCGCAGACGGCCCCCTCGTGGCAGTCCTCTGGTCCCCAGCACGTCGCCACGCACCAGCCATCGAGTCGGCACTCCGCGCCCCACGAGGACGTCGGGCAGTCGTAGTCGCTGACGCACGGCGGAGCGCACACGCTGGTCTCGTCGATCACCAGGCAGGCGAGCCCGGTACGGCACCCTCCGGCCACGTCACAGGGCCCGTAGGGCTCACCAGTGCCAGGCAGAGGCCCCGCCCTCGGGGACGGGTCATAGGAGCAGCCGAGGGCCGCGGCGAGCACGAGGAGCGCGGCCCGGGTCACGTCGACCCCCGGCGAGCGCGGGCCCGCTTCCAGCGCCGGAGGTCCTCGGCGTCCACGTGCTCCGGGATCGCGTCGATCCCCGCGGTCGCCCTCGCCTCGGCGTCGGCGATCGCCCCGTCGATGCTCGGCCAGTTGGCCTCCAGCCACTTCGCGGCCCGGCGCCACCGGCGGGCGCGGTCGCGGAGCCACTCCCGGCGGAGCGCCATCTTCTCGCCGAGCTCCCGGCCGCGCTCGGCGAAGTGCTCGGCGCGGACCTCGAGGTAGGCGACCAGCTTGCGCCAGCCGACCCGAGCGCCCTGCCGTAGCAGCCACCCGCCGATCGAGAGGAGCACGCGGGCGAGGCCGCGGAGGATGGAGAGCGCGATCGTCCCGCGGCTCACCGGATCACCCCCGGCGCGCAGACGTTGACGTCTCCGGTCTCGGTCGCCGTGCAGAACCACGGGTAGCCGCAGTCGGCCCCGGCGACGTCGCAGATCTCGACGCACGCCCCCTCGTAGCAGGTGATCCCCGCGTCGCAGTCGTGGTCATCCAGACACCGCGGAGCGCAGAAGGCCCCGTCGTCCTCGAGGTTGACGCACGTCGCCCCGATCGCGTCGAGGCACACGCACGCGGTTCCGCCGGCGTCGTTTCCGTCCAGGACCGGCCCCTCGCAGGCAGCGGCGAGGGCGATCACCATCATGATTTTTTGCATCGTCATGTCTCTTCTCCGGCGGCGAGCCGGCGTAGCGCCGGCGGCGTGATGTAGCCGCCGTCGTGGATCTGCCAGCACGCGCCGTCGTGGTCGCGGGTGCCGGCGTCGAGGTGGACCCGGCGCGTCCATGCGGCGGGCTCGGGGTGGTAGGTGCCCATCCCCAGGTTCAGCGGGGCGGCGAGCTCCGCGAAGAAGCGGGCCGCGATCCGCAGGTAGGCCGCGGCGAGTCGCCGGTCCTCGGCGAAGAGGTCGAGATCCAGGGCGGCGTTGTGCTTGTGCCTGGAGTCGGCCGCTCCGCCCTCGGGGCGGTAGGCCGCGGCGACGATCAGGCCCCGCCCGCCGGCGGAGACGACACGGCGGCGGAGCTCCACCGCGGCGGCGAGCGTCGGCACCATGGCTTGCCACATCTTCCGGGGCGGGGCGACGTGCCGGCGCGACCCGGGGCGGACGAGCTCGGTCACCCCGAACCCCTGGGCTGGCCCCAGCAGCCCGTGCCACCGGAGGAAGTCGTCGTAGCTCTCCCGCTCGCTCGCGGCGCGCGGCCAGAGGAAGGACCGGCTCACCGTCCCCTTTGAGAGCGCCTCGGCGGCATCGGCCACGGCGGCGTCGCCGGCCGACTCCTCGGAGTCACCTCGAGCCAACGCCCGCCCGACGCCGTCGCCGTCGGTGACGATTGCCACGAACCCCGCACCCTCTGGTCTGCATCTCACGAGCATCTATCCACCTGGGCCTCGTTCTCCGGCGACGGTCGGCCCGCCGTCGCCTGGCGGTCACCACGGGCCGTGGCGAAGCATCCAGGCCAGCAGCATGCCGGCCGAGAAGGCGAGGAGGAACGCCATCCGCGTGCGCTCGCGCCGGCCCACCTGGTCGGGCGGCGGAGACGAGAAGCGGACCTCGACCAGGTCGAGCTCGACCACCGACCACGCGGCGGACGAACTCACCGCGGCCGCTCCTTCTCGCCGCGCCGCTCCAGCGCCGTCACCCTCGTGACCTCGATCTCCCGATCGTGGTCGCAGGATCCCCGCATGGCCTCGCGCTCGCGCATCCACTCGCGGGCCGTCGCCGGCACTTGCGAGAGGACCGAGACCATCAGCCAGACCCCAAGCTCTTTCGGGGTCACGCCCAACGCAACCCCAAGACCGGTCCCGAGAGGCACCGCGAAGAGCACGACCATCCAGCGAGGTGTCCGGTCGAGCAACCTCGAGAGCAACGAAGAGGACGGCGGGTGCCGCACTCACGGGCCGCCCTTCTCCGCGGGCGCGGGGTCGTCGGGGTCGGCCACGGGGCAGGGCTTGCCCTCGCCGCAGGCGGGGATCGGGTCGTCCGGCGGCGGCGGGTCGCAGGGACCGGCGAAGATGATGGAGGCGATGGCGACGATGATGATGATGATGACGGTCACGACCGCCATGGTCGGCCGCCGGAGCTTGCCGTTGCGGGTCATACCCACCATCCCTCCTCCGGTCCGTCGAGGCCCTGGGAGGCGTGGAACCGCGACCTCATGGTGATGTCGCGGCCGAACCGCTCCGAGGCCCAGTTTTCGATCGACGTCCTCACCCCCGCCGGGATCTCGGACCCGCCGGTGCGAGCGACGAAGATGCAGTCCCTGTTTCGGTGCATCCCGATCTGCGCGGTGTAGTCGATCCCCGCGTCGGTGGTCGTGAACGGCTCCATGCTAGACCTCCTCGATGTAGTAGTTGACCCGGTAGTGGACCAGCGTCGCCCCGTTGAGCTTGATGTTCAGGCTCTGGGCCTCGTCGAGGATGGCGACCGGCTCCCCGTCGGCTGCCCCGGCGACGACTACCCCCTGGAGGAGCAGAAGCCCGCTCGGGTTGGCGATCCCGGTCAACTCCGTGACGTACACGCTCGCCGCCGCGAGCATCCAGTAGTGCGTGACGACGATGCGGTATCCGGTTCCCGGCGTCTCGATCAGGACGAGCGAGCTGGTCGTGTTCGTCGCTCCGCGAACCGGCGTGGTCCGCCTCTTCTGAAGGATGGCTAGCGCGGTGTCGTAGATCTTCTGGTCAAGGTCCAGGGTCATCGTTCACTCCTTCACGCACGTGAGGTTCCAGCTCGCCGAGAAGTTGTAGTTCACGGTCCCGGCCTCGGCGGCCATGGTCACCGCGATTCTCGCCGTCGCTCCGGTGACACCCATCGCCGGCGACACCTTGCCGCCAGTTCCGTCCGCCGAGTACATCGTCGACGAACCGATGATCGACGCGGTCCCGCCGTTGGCGTAGTAGGACGCCTCCCAGGTCTGCGTGTAGTAGATCGTCGGGTCGCCAACCTTCGTGACGACGAGCCGCACCGATCCCGTGTAGACCCCATCCACCGGAAGGGCCGGCGAGTAGAGGTAGACCGTCGTCCCGTCGATTCCCTCGGTCGCGTAGTTGCCGGCCAGCACTAGGTCATCATCGTGGCCGGCCTGGTTGTGCGTCCTGAAGGTGTTCCAGTAGCCGACGTCGTCGCCGTTCTCTGGCACGAAGTGCTGCTGGAGCTTGACCAGCGCGTAGAGGAACTGGTTGTAGTCGTCCGCGTCCGGGGTGTAGCCGGCGGCCTCGATCGGGCGAACGATCGCCTCCTGGAGCCCGTTCAGGAACTTCGCCGAGACCCGCGTCGCGGCCACCGTCGGCGGATTCCCGGCGGTGAAGCCGTCCTTGCCAGCCCCGAAGAGGTCCGCCGATTTTGTCGCTGTGTCGATGCGATCTGCCATGTCGTCACTCCAGGACCAGCGACCCGTTGTCGCCGGCGAACATCTTCTGACCGTTCGGCCAGGCGCTTGCGGCCGCCCGTAGCTGGTCAGTCGCCTCGCACGCCGCCTCGGCCCAGGTCACCCCGTCGTCGTAGCTGTAGAGCACGAGACCGCCGTCGCCGGCGGCCGCCCAGCGCTCGCTCGCTCCGCCGACCACGGCGTAGAGGTCGACGACGGTCCCGCTGGTCATCGTCGACCAGGTCGCCCCCGCGTCGTCGGAGCGGAGGATCACCCCGCCATCGCCGACGATGATCATGGTCGAGCCGTAGCCGGCCACCGCCTCGAGCCTGGACGCGACGCCGGTCGTGACGGCCGACCACGACAGCCCCTGGTCGGTGGAGCGGATCGCCGACCCGCTGTCCCCGCACGCGACGACGGCTCCGGTGGCGATCCCGAGCCCGTAGAGGTAGTCGACGACGGGCGTCACGGCCTCCGACCACATGTTCCCGAGGTCAGCCGAGTAGAAGGCCCGCCCGTTCTCGCCGACGGCGATCACGTAGTCGGAGTCGTCGTCGGCACGGGTCACCGCGTAGAGCTCCAGCCCGCCGCCGATGACGTTCGATGTCCACGTCGCTCCGCCGTCGTCGCTCACGGCGGCCCCGACCGCGTCCTCCCCAACCGACACGAACCGCCCACCCTTGACGGCCGCGACGGCGTAGTAGTCGGCCACGACCGGCGGCGTCGCACCATCCCATCCGCCGTCGGGTTGCTCGGCGGAGTAGAGGATCTGGTTCGGGCCGACCATGACGATGTAGCCGCCCTCGTTGGCGGCCATCCCGCGAATGTCGGTGATCGTCGTGGATGAAGCGCTCCTCCACATCCAGTGCACGTCATAGAAGGCGTGGATCCGGTGAGCGTGCTCCACCGTGCACTCGACCAGCGTCTGGTCAACGCCCGGGACGACCTGCACAAGGATCTGGAGGACGAACGCCCACGGCCCGTCCTTGATGTAGTCGTCGCACTCGCTGTTGGAGTCGAAGATCGGCCCGCCCTTGTTGAGGTAGTCCCAGGCGAGCCCCAGGTTCTCGAATACGAGGGTCCAGTAGTCGAGGCCCTGGGAGTGGGCGACCTGGGCGAGGATCTTCAGGACGAGCGCCGTCCGGCGCGATGCGAGGTCGGTCGGCTCCCCGTCGCAGTCGGGGAGGCCGAACATCGTCTCCCACTCGTCGATCAGCTCCGTGGTCTTGCTCGGGACCAGCTCGACGTCGACGAGGTGGTCGGCCCGCTTGGCGACCCGGGAGAGCTCGGTCGCCAGGGTTGCGACGAGCTTGCGCAACCCCTCGTGCTCGCGCTCCCAGGCAAACCCGTTCGGGAGGAGCATCGCCAGTGGGGCCTCGAGGCGCGTGTCGGTGATGCTGTGCTCGCCGACCGCGTCGGTGACCTCGCTGCCGTAGATGTCGATCGTCGCCATGTTGCTACGTCGTCACGGTCCGGATGCGCAGGCTCCCCAGGTCGAAGCGGAACTGGTCGCCGCCGTTGATCGCCCCCGGCTCGGCGTCGCCGCCGACGTTCCTGACGAGGCCGCCAGCGAGGAGGTCACCGCCCGACGCCGCGGTGTAGAGGCCCCACGACACGGCCTCCTTCTCGTCGGTGTCTCCCGCGAAGACAGGAAAGACCACGGCCGCATCGTTGGCGACCTGGACGTAGCCGGCGCCGCTGGAGGTCGCCCACGACGCGCACGAGACCCGCGCGTAGTTTGCGTCCGTCAGTTCGGAACCCGTCTCAGCGACCAGGTCGAGCTCGTCCGAGAAGAGGGCGACGTAGAGGGTCCCGGTCAGGACCCTCTCGATCCCCGCCGCTGCAAGGCCACCTGCCGCCATGCCTGACATTGTGGCCGCTGGATGCGATCAGCGGCCAGAGCAGTCTTGACGCCCCCTTCACCATGCGTCCACTATGCGGGCGATGCGTACACTCTGCATTCTCGCCACCTCCTTCCTCGCCTGTGGCCCCGATGTCGCCGAAACCGGCGACGAGTCGTCCTCTTCCACCACGTCGTCCTCGACTTCGACGACGACGACTTCCTCCACCTCGAGCACGTCGACGTCTTCCACCTCGAGCACGTCGGCCGACCAGACCACCTCGACGGGATCAACAAGCTCCTCCGACACGACGGCCGACGCTGGTGGCCCGACCAGTTCCGGCGACACCATGGACACCAGCAGCGGCACGACGTCTCCCGGCCCGTTCTGCGGCGACGGCCATGCCGACCCCGAGGAGCAATGCGACGAGCCGCAGCCATCGGCGACGTGCGACCCAGACTGCACGATCAGCGCCTGCGGCGACGGCTACCTGAACGAGGCCGCCGGCGAGGAGTGCGACGACGGCAACATCATCAAGGGCGACGGCTGCGACGGCGGATGCCACGCGGAGTTTTGGAAGCTCGGAGGCATCCGCTCCGACGTGCCCCTCTCTGATCTCGATGGCTGGGAATGGTGCTGGAACTCCTTTCCAGATGGCAACGCGACGCTGACGGAGATCCAGCAGGCGTGCAACGGAAAGCTGGTGCTGATGCTCTGCGTCGTCCCTGGCAGCGACACCGCCACGGCGGTCGCATGGGGCAAGCGGGAGGCCGTCTTCAGCCCGGCGCCCGTCGTCGACAACGGTATCCAGTGGCTCTTCTCGACGGTGACTCAGGAGTGGTACGCGCTCCAGAAGGGGTCGGTCAGTTGCGCCGACAAGTCCCTGTCTCCGGGCATCTGCTCGACGGTCAAGGACCCCGACGACGTCGGATCGCTGAAGCGGTGCGGCAAGACCGGCGAGAACCTCAACGCGACCCGCATCTGGTACACCCGCTAGCGCTAGACGAAGCTGATGTCCGCGTTCCTGAACCAGACCATCTCAAGCTGGCTCATGGTGATGTCGGCCGCTGGCGTGACGAGGGTGTGGCTCACCTCGCCGGCGGCCAGGCTGATCGCCTCCATGATCCACGAGCGGTAGAACTTCACCCCGTCGGCCTCGGCCGGCTCGCTCCGGGTGCGATTCATCGCCACGATCGCGGCCTTCACCGCGGCCTGGACGGTCGCGGTGTTGGGGTTCAGCGTGATCTCCACGGTCGGGTTGACCTCGGTCGGCGGAGCGACCTGGAGGTCGAGGAGGTCGATCGGTGCGTACTCCTCGATCTTCGCCTGGACGGTCGCCGGGTTGCCGCCGAACGGGTTGTCGTCGTTGTCGCGGAGGAAGAGGACCGTCACCGATCCGAGCGCCGGGACCCCGCCGAACTCCCACGCGCGGGTCGTCCCGCTGACCAGCTTGGCCCAGTAGACGTAGCTCCCCGGACCGCCGGAGAAGCTGGGGTCTGCGAGGCGCTGGAGCAGGCGGGCGCGGAGCTCCTCGACGGTCTCCTGGTCGGCCCCGTCGGCGAGGCCGTCCGCGTCGACGGCGGCGGTTGCGTTCAGGCCGGCGATCGCCTCCTGGACGGTGAGGATCACGCCGGTGTCGGTGTTGCCGTCCAGCCCCTTGACCACGGCGCGCACCGGGACCGGCGTCGTCGGGTCGGCGGTGATCTCGGTCTCCGCCGTCACCTTGAACTCGGCCCCGTCGGGACGTGTCCAGACGGTCAGGACCGGGATCACCGTGCCGGCGACGCCGCTCGCCTCGATGAAGCCGGTCGCCGCGGTCGCCTCGTTGCGCTGGACGTTGAAGAACCCGGCCATCATCACCAGCCGGTCTTCGCTCGCCGTCTGGGCGAAGGCGTCGGCGGCGGCCTGGTCGAGCCGGCCGTGGAGGCCGTGGCTCGACCCTGAGAGCGCCTCGAGGTAGCCGCGCTCCACGGTGTGGTCGATGCGTGCGGCGGTCGATCCGGTCTCGTACTGGAAGTCGCCGGCGATCCGCTTGCGGATCTGGGCGAGGGTCGGTCGGCTAAGGGGCAAGGGTCACCTCCCAGGTCTTCTTGTAGATGGGGGCCGAGGCGCCCCGGGTGATCGTCACCTCGAGGAGCAGGGCCCCGGCCTTCGCGCCGGCGGTGATCTCGATCTTCTGGGCGATCCTCCGCTCGACCATCCACGCCAGCGCGTCGGCGGCGTAGCCCTCGACCTTGCGCAGGGTCTCGGCGGTGAGCTTCCCGGGGAAGACGAGCCAGATCTTCGAGCCCATCACCGCCCGCCGCTTGTCGCGGACCTGGTCGGCGTCCGCCCACCAGCCCCGTTGCTCGCGCTGGTGCTTGGCGAGCTCGGCCGGCGTAGCGGGCGCGTCGGTGAAGAGCGAGAGCGCGACCGCGGTGTCGAAGCCCGCGGCGCCCGCGAAGGTGCCGTCGTCGCCCTGGCGTGGCCCGCCGAGGCCGGCCTCGTTGTCCCATTCCAGCGCCTGCATCAGGCCCCCTCCACTTCGATCGTGCCCACCAGCGCGGCCGTCTTGGCGATCGCGCTGGTGAGGCTGGCGAGCGCCGCAACCCAGGCGGCCTTCAGGATCGGTCCATCCACGGCGTAGACCGCGGCGGCGACGCCTGCCCACGCTGTTTGCACGCCCGCGAGCGCGGTGTTCAGGTCGCCGAGGATGTCCTTGATCTCGCCGTTGAAGGCGAGCGCGGCCGCAGATCCGGCGCCGATCGTGACCTTCTTGCCGGGCGCCGGCGTGATGGTGATCGACCCGTCGGCCTTCAGGTGGATGACCTGCCCCGCCGTGCCGACGTAGAGGGCCGCTTCGCCGGCGGCGAGCCCCGTCTTCCGCGAGCGGCGGTCGAAGACCACGGCGACCTGATGACTCGGGTTGCCGCCCACCTGGAGGACCAGCGCCTCGGCGCCGACGTTCGGCCGGGACGTGAACCCGTGGGGCGTCAACACCTCGACGTCGTCGGCGACCTGGTCGGCGGTCACCGTGACCTGGGCGCGAGCGAGACCCGGCGAGTCGTCGATGGTCGAGAGCACGGCCCGCCGGACGATGCCGCCGACCCGCCGGAGAACGCGGGCCTCGAGCTGCATCGCCACCTGTCGGAGATCGCCGACGCTCACCATGACGGCGCCCCCTTCTTCCGCTTCTTCGGCGGCTTCTCCGGCTGGTACGCCTCGGGGAAGGTCAGCTCCAGCGAGGCCGAGATCTTCGGGTCGCGGCGGAGGGTCACGCCGGTGACCAGGAAGAGGCCGTCGACCTGGAGGTCCGCGTCGCGGACGGCGACGACCGTGTTCGGCCTCCAGAGGCCGTGGGCGTTCTCCCAGGAGCGCTCCGGGAAGACCGGGTCCACGTAGTCGATGGAGATCTGGAGCGACGCCCCGGCCCTCGTGTTGCGCTCCCAGGCCGCCCGCTCGGCGAGCGCCTTTCCTCCGCGCTGGCTCGACGAGTGGACCACCGTCGGCCGGTACCTCTCGACGCCGTCGTCGGCGACCTCGAACTTCACCGCGGCCGCCGCCTCGCCGTAGGTCTCGTCGCTCGCGGCGAGCTGGGCCTTGAAGATGTACTGGCTGAAGCGCTGGGCGTACGACCAGCGCCGCTCGATCGCCTCGACCCCGGCCCCCCGCTCGAGGAGCACGTCGGCGAAGACTGTCGTCCCGGTCCGGGTGAAGCGAACCGAGCCGTCGGGGTCGCTGGTGATCCGCATCGCGTGATCGCGAGCGAGTCGGTCCAGCGCCTCGAAGACGGTCTCGCCGTCCTCGAGCCGGAACCGCGGCTCGACCGGCATGTCGGTGACGTCGCTCCTCACCCCGACGCCGAACGGTAGGCAGAGGTCGCGGGCGATCTTGTCGAGCGGCGTGTTCTTCCAGCCGCCCTTGCGCAGGCCGGCGCAGTCGACCAGGTCGCCAGCCTTGGACCGCCCCGTAACGGTGAGCGACCAGGCCCTGGCCTCGGCCCGCTCGGTCACCTCGTCGAGCCAGCCGCTCACCAGCAGCTCGTCGCCATAGCGGAGCTCCGCCGCCATCCCCGGCCGGATCGCCCCGACGGACGGCCCGGCGGTGACGTGTGCGGCGAGGCCGAGGGAGAAGCTCGCGGCGAACTCGTCGATCGATCGGCGGACCTCCACCGACCGCCAGCCGGCGACCTCGTATCCCTCGATGGCCAGCGAGATCTCAGGCATCGGGGAGGACCTCCACCGGCTCGCCGGCGCGTGCCCGGTTCGGGTCGACGATCCGGTTCCGGTCCACGATCTCGAGGTCCCGCGTCGGGTCGCCGACGGTGAGCCAGGCGATCATCAGGGCCGGCGTGTCGATCGGCGGGATCACCACGATCGCGGTCGGGAGGTCGGCCCGGAGGCTCGACATCGCGGCGTCGACGGCGATCCGAAGATCAGAGAGCGTCTCGAAGACCTCGTCCGCGGTGCCGTCCTCGGCGGCGGCGGCCTGGAGCGTCCCCCCGACCACGTCGACGACGGCGGCCGCCATCGAGGCCGAGGCGACGGCGATCCCGCCGAACGCGGACCCCAAGGCGATCAGGCCCTGGCGCCTCGCCAGCAGGGTCAGCGCCCGCCGTGGCTCGTCGGCCGTCTCGTCGAGCGGCTCCCCGTCCCAGGCGAGCTCGCCGCGGTAGTCCTGGCCGTCGACCCGGGAGACCAGTTCCAGCGCGAGCCCAGCGGCCGTGTCGCGCCGGAGGGCGGCATGGTCGGCGCCGGCGAGCGCATCCCCGAGGAGGTCCCAGAGAGCAGCGAGCCGGCCCGCCATCACGAGCGGGTCGTCGAGGAGGTCCCCGATCTCGTCGCGGGCGTCCTCGATGAGGCCTGTCACCGCGTCAGCCGCCCCCAGCGCGCCGTTGATCTTGTTGTTGATCGAGGCGACCTCGTTCAGGACGTCGCCGACCGCCGCGACGGCCGCGTCGTAGGCGTCACCCTCGAGGTCCCCGACCGTGTCCGCGAAGTCCTCGGCAGCGGCGGCGTAGGCCGCCGCCCCAGCGTCGGGCAGGGCCGCGGCGTCGCTGGGGATCACGATGAAGTCCAGGTCCGCCCCGGCCTCCACCAGCGAGAACGTGATCCGGGCGATGCCACCCTCGGCGGCGCTCTCCCGGACCTCGACCGGCGACCCCTCGGCCAGGACCACCTCGAACTCGCCCCACCAGGGATCGACGAACGAGTAGGGCCCGGCCTTCTCGATGACCTCGACGAGCCGCTGGCGCTGGGCGTTGTAGTCGTCGCCGACCACGACCGCGGTCACCGACCACCGACGCGCCGAGCGCCCGTGATCCTGCGAGGCGGGGAGGTCGCGGCCCGGGAACTCGATCGTCGAGGTCCTCCGCCCTAGCTGGCGCGTGATCTCGGCGGCGAGGAAGGGGACGCCGCCGAGCGACGCCTCCAGGAGGTCGTCCAGCCACGACATCAGGCCGCCCCCTGGTAGCCGGTCGACATGTTGACCTTGACCCGCCGATCACCGCGGGTCCGTTGCTCAACCCTCTTCACGCCGCCGTCCTCGACGGTGATCTTCAGCTCGCCGCGGAAGTCCTCGGCCGGGCTGGTCGCGGCGGCTCCAAGCGCCGGCGCCCCGAGGGCCTCCCCGACGTTGGCGGCCGACTGGCCAAGCGCCCCGAGGAACCCGCTCGCCCCGCCGAGCTCGCCCGTCTGCGCGACGTTGGCGGCGGCCCCGAGGTTGGCCGCGCGGGCCAGGACGGCGTCGATCACCCGCGTCCGCGGCTGGACGATCCCAACCATCTCCTTCGCGCTCGTGATCGTCTCTGCGATCTTGTCGGCGGCCCAGGTGATCTTGTCGGAGATCCAGTTGATCACCGCGTCGAAGGTGTCCTTGATGCCTCCCCAGAGGCTGGAGAAGAACTCCGAGAGCGGCTCCCAATTCGTGTAGATCAGCGTCCCGGCGGTGATCAGGAGGCCGACGATCGCCAGGATCGGGTGAGCCCGCGCGGCCGCGGCGGTGGCTGTCAGGAAGCCCACGACCGCCGCCTTCATCGCGGCCACGCCCGTCAGAACCGACGCCGTCCTCGCCGCCCCCATGACCCACATCAGGCCGCCCCACACGCTGGAGAGCGCCGCAACGCCCTTGATCATCGGCGAGATCACCAGCCCCGCCGCCCCGAGCGCCCCGACCGTGCCGACGATCCCGCTGGTGAGGTTGGGGTGGAGCTTGGACCAGGCGGCGATCTCGTTCACGAGGTCTCGCGCCCCGACGATCATCTTCGTGACCTCCGGTATCACTGACTCCGCGATGACGAGTTGGAACTCCTCCATCGCGCTCTCGAACTCCTTCACCGCGCCGGCGGTGTTGTTAGACATGTCGATGGCGACGCGGTGAGCGACGCCGGCGGCCTGCATGTTCGCCTTGATCCCGGCCTGGAGTGACCCCTTGCCGGCCGCGTCGATGAGCGCCTGAGAGCCGGCGAGCGCCTCTTCTCCGAAGATCGCCTTCATCAGCGAGGCCCGCTTCGTCCCGCCCTTGCCCTTGCCGAACTTCTTGTCCATCGCCGCCGACATCTGGGCGAGGATCTCCTCCAGCGGCCGCATGTTGCCGGCCTTGTCCTTGGGGTTGATCCCGAGGAAGCGGAGGGCGCTCTTCGCCTTCTTGTCGCCGGGGGCCTGGATCCTCGTGAGCATCGCCCGGAGGGTCGTCCCCGCCTGCGAGCCCTTGATCCCGACGTTCGCCAGTTCGCCTACGGCCGCGGCGGTGGTCTCCAGCGAGGCCCCCGCGCTCTGTGCCACCGGGGCGACGTACTTCATCGCCTCGGAGAGCTCCGAGAGGTTGGTGTTCGCGCTCGTGAAGGTGTTGACGAGCACGTCCCCGACGCGCCCCGCGTCCTTCGCCTCCAGCTTCCAGCCACGGATCGCCACGAGGGAGACGCTCGCCGAGTCGGCCATCGACACGTTGCCGGCGGCGGCGATGTCGAGAGTCCCGGCGAGGGCGTCGATCTGCTCCTTGGCCGTGAACCCGCCAGTCCCGAGCTCGACCATCGCGGCCGCGGCCTCCGACCCTGAGAACTTCGTCTCAGCCCCGAGTCGCCGCGCCTTCGCGGTCATCTCGTCGAACTGCTTCTTGTTGTCCGCGGTCATCACCCCCTTGAAGGTGACGGCCCGGGCCTGCGACATCGTCTCCTCGAAGTCGGCGAAGGTCTTGATCGGCTTCTTGATCGCGTCGACCATCTTCGCCGAGGTCGACTCGACGGCGTCGGCGCTCTGCTTCATGTTCGCCGAGAGCTCGAACGCCTTCGACGCCTTCTTCCCGGCGCGGGAGAGGGCCTCGAAGTTGTTCGTGATCCGCCGCAGCGGGGCGGTCGCGCGGTCGATCAGGCGGATCAGGAAGCTGGTCTGGAGCTCGGCCATCGGTCACCCGCGCTTGCGTTTCGCTGTCTCCTCCAGACGAAGAACCCACCAGCGGAGGTCATCCGCGGTCATGGCGTCGATCTCGCTCGGCTGGAAGTGGTAGACCTCCGCGAGCAAGCCGGCGATCACCGGCCAGTCTGCCGGCGCCGCGCGGAAAAAAAAGCGACACAGGCCGCCAGCGCCCCGAGATCGTCGGGGTCGAGGCCGTCGAGCTCCTGGATGCTCCGCCCGGTGAGCGCGGCGAAGTTCGCCAGGGCGCGGAGGATGTCGCCGGGGGCGCCCTTGCCGGCCGCCTTCTGGCCCATCATCTCGGCCTTGCGGAGGTCGCCCACGGTCGGGCGCTTGACCCGGAGCTCCTTGATCGTCTCGGAGCCAGAGACGAGCGGGTAGCGGAGGGTCACGACGAGCTCGGCCCCGTCGGCCCGGACGTCCGGGTGCTCCCCGGCCTTGATCATGGCGAGGTCGGCCCCGTCCTCGTCGCCCTCGACCTGGCGGAGGCTCTTCACCTCGGCGAGGACGTCGAGGGGGTCGGTGTCGAGGGGGAGCCCGAGGGCGGCCGCGAAGGTGGCGATCGTGACGTCGGTCTTCATCTTCACCTCACAGCGCCGTCGCCGGCGGCCCCTGGAACATCACCTGGACGTCGCCGCCCTGGTCGCTGACCTCGAGCTCTCCGCCGTTCGAGCAGAAGGCCCCCGTCACCTGGTAGAGCGAGCCCGCGTCGGGCTTGATCACGAGGACGACGTTCTTCCACTCGCGGATCTCGTCGAGATCCGTCGCGTCGGTGACGGTGAGCGTGACCGAGACCTCCGACGGCATGGGCTTCTCGAAGTAGTGCTTGCCGGCGACCCCGTTGGAGACGAGGGCCTCCCGCGACATGCCGCCGAGCTTGTACTTCGTGCCCAGCTTGGCGTCGAGCGCCTTGCCGTTGACCTTGACGATGACGGTTCCGATTCCCTGGCTCATGGGTCAGATCCCTTCTCAGACCTTGAAGGCCCCGCGGGCCGCGAAGACGCGGGCCTGGTTGACGAAGTCCGGCCGGCAGAAGATGTTCAGCCGGTCAGGGTCGACGCCGTCGCGCTCGACGACGAGGGTCTCCTTGAAGGACGCGATGTCCTCGCAGATCGCCGCGGCCAGGAGCTCCTCGTAGAGGCCGATCATCTCGGCGCGAGCGATCGAGGGCGTGACGACCTGCTGGCCGGGCCCCGGCTCGACGTCGTCGCCGGCGAGCTTGGCCGCCGGGTACTTGAGCCCGAACATCTGGCGGACCTGGAAGCGGAAGTAGGAGAGGCACCGCATGATCTCGAGGTTGCGGTAGCTGGTGTCGGCGAAGCCGCCGGCGTTCTCCTGGTACGTGGTCACGCACCGCTCCACGTACGCCTCGCCCGCGTTGACGGTGATGGTCGAGACCCCGTCGGCGAGGAGGACGTCCCGCTCGGCGCGGGTGAAGTTCGCGGAGTCGGGCTTGATCACCCGGACGCCGGTGATCTTGTTGCGCTGGCGAGGGATCGCCGGGTCAGCGATCCCCGACTCGATGGCCGCCCACGAGGAGGCCCAGACCCACGGCGGGGTGAGGCTGACTCCCGTCCCGAGGACGTGCGAGAATGGGCTATTGCGGGCGTCTCCGTAGGTCTGCGTATTCGCGTAGGTGTCCTGGTAGCACGCGAACGCCATCCCCTCGATGGCCCGGAGCGCGCCCCAGCGGCTCTCCATCTCCGCCTCGAGGGTGTCCATGTTCGTGTCGTCCGTGTAGGGCATCACGATCGTGTGGTACTGGACCTCCCCGAGGACCGCGATCGCGTCGGCGATGTCGGGGTCGGTCGCGCCGCTGGCTGGCTGGACGATCGTGCAGGTGACGCCGGCCGGGAGCTTCTCTCCGTCGCCGTAGCTGACCCCGAGCTGGAGCGCGTTGCCGGTCGCGCCCTTCCAGCGGCAGGTGCAGGTGACGACCCCGAGGGCCGCCCCGGAGGTCATCGGGACGTACTCGTCGGCGTCGATGGCGGCGTCGGCCGCCGCGGCGATCGCGGTCGCGTCGTCGCCCGAGGTGACGGCGACCTTGATCCTCCGGTCGCCGACGTAGAGGACGATCGTGCCGTCCTCGGTCGCCGGGCCGGTGAAGGTGAAGGTGCCGGCCGCCTTGACGCCCGCGGCGTCCTCAGCGAGCGCGACGGCGTAGACCTCGGCGCTGGGGTTGGCCCGCTTGGCGGCGTAGACCATCCAGCCGAGCATCGAGCCGGCCCCGAAGTAGGTCCAGCCGTCCTTCTCGCTGGAGATCGCGGTCACGACCTCGGCGGCGACGGTCCCGGTCGTGAGCCTCGTCCCGACCAGGAGGACCTTGCGCCGCTGGCCGGAGAGGCCGGCGACGGCCAGGCTGTTGTCGATCTCGAAGAAGGTCCCCGGGGTGAGGACGAGGGGGATCTGGTTGAAGTCGATCGTCACGGTCTACTCCTTGCTCTCGGCGGCGGGCGTGGTCTGGGGCGGCTCGTGGACGGTCATCGAGCCGTCCTTGATCCGCCGGTGCCAGAAGGTCAGGTAGAAGGGCCCCGAGCGGTTGACGCGGATCCCGTCGGCGGGGACCGGCTGCTTCGTCGCGGGGTCGAGGATGCGCAGGCCCGGCATGGGCCGCAGGATCATGGCTTCTCTGGACATCAGCCGCCCTCCAGGACGATCTCGTCGATGGCGTTCGGATCCTCGGCCTCGCTGGAATCCGTGTGGGTGGTCTCGACGTGGACCAGCTTCAGCGAGTCGAGCTCGACCGCGGTCAGCGGCCGGAGTTCGCACTCCTGCCACCAGGTCACGGCCCAGATCGCGGCGCCGGCCTTGTCGACGGCGGTCTTGTAGAGGTTCTCCGAGTCGACCGCGAGCGGCGGCCCGGTGACCTCGTCATCACCCCACGACGACTTGGCGAGGACGACGACCCGCATCACGTTCGCGGCGAGGTCGACGACGGCCGCGTCCTTCTGCGACTGGACACCCCCGGAGGCGAGGCAGACCGCGGCGAAGTTGACCTTCGCGACGACCTTGCCGCCCCGGTTCTGGGCGTCCTGGGTTTGGAGGACGAGGACGAGGACGGCCGGGAGGCAGATGCTCTGCCGCCCCGCGATCGCCACGAGCTCGGAGTCATCGAGCGAGAGGCCGACCGGGCCGCGGGCGGCCTTCACCGCGGGCAGCTCGGTCCCGATCGCCGTGGCGATCGTGTCGCAGATGGTGGAGAGGCTCACGCCAGGCCCTCCCGCTTGGCCCAGCGCTCGACCACGCGGCCGATCTGGACCTTGTTCGCCTCGGAGAGGCCGAGGAAGGCGCGAGCCGGGATCCGGCGGCGCTGGTCGCCGCGCTGGTGGGTCCGGGCATAGATCAGGTTGGAACCCACCTCGACGACGTCCCCGTGGACGGCGAAGGTGATGGAGTCGACGAGCGCTCCGGAGCGCTCGAGGAGCGGGTGACGGCCGCGACCGCCGGCCCGCCGCTTCCACCGCTGGCCGGACGGGTCGCGCTTCTCGCTCTCGATCCGCCGCCGGGTCTGCGACTCGACCGTGGCGCCCACGACCTCGAGGAGGCGGGCGGTGTTCCGCCGGCTCAGCCGGTCGAGCTGGCGGCGGATCGGGGAGAGGCCCCCGAGATCGACGTCGAAGTCCTTCACAGGACGCCCCCGATCTTCGTCCGCGTCCACTCCCTCGACTCCGCGGTGACGCGCGAGCGCGCCGTGGTCGTCCCGGGCTCCTCGCCGGGCGCCACGGCCCCAGCGGCGACGGCGTCGAGCCAGGCGATCGCGGCGAGGTACCGCTCCCGCTTGACCTCCGTCATCGTGCCCTGGGGGCCGTCGCTGGAGAGCGCATACATGGCGATCCACCCCGCGTAGACCTCGAGGGTCGCCGCGGGGATCGTGACCGCCAGGCCGCCGATCTTGCCGTTGATGATCCCGTCGGCCCCCTCCAGCGCCTCGTCGATCGCCCCCGTGTCGGCCACGCCAGAAGCGTCGCGGTCGGCCGACCGAGTGACCTCGGCGGCTCCCCACTGATTCTGGAGCGTGGTGATGGTGGCGTACGACATGGCGGGTGGCCGGTCAGGTTCAGGTCAGCTCGTTGATGACGAGGAGCTGGAACTTGCCCCGCATCGCGTTCGACTCGCCCGAGGCGATCACGACCTGCTCGATGAGCTTCTCGGCGGTGTACTGGTCGGCCGGGGACACGACCAGATGGGTCGGCATGACGTTCAGGTAGCGCCCCGTGGTGTCCTTCAGCTTGCGCATCTGGGCGCGGGCCGCGGCCAGGTTGGTCTCGTTCAGGGTGGCGGTCGACTTGTGGGCGAACTGCCAGTAGCCGTAGCCAGCCGCGTAGCGGGCGTCGACGCCCCAGACGAGCTTGCGTTGCCAGAAGACGTTGTCGTCGTTCGGGCTGGTCTTGGAGACGAGCTCCGCCTTCTTGCGCTCCTGGAAGATGAAGGGGCGCAGGGGCTTGGAGAGGTCCATCAGGTACCAGGGATCAGCCCCGCCGGTGCTGATGTTGCTCTGCGCGCTCTCCTTGTCGCTGACGTGGGCGTCCGAGAAGAACGAGAAGCCGTCGTAGCAGGCGGTGTTGGCCTGGAGGGCCTCGACCACCAGCCGGAAGCGGTGGTCGTTCGTCTCCATGCCGAACATCTCGGCGTCGTACGGAAGCATCCCCAGGTTGTCGTCCTCGATGTCCTTGCGGTCGAGGGAGAGGGTCATCTCGAAGTCGCGGTTCGCCAGCTCGTACTTGTCGCCGCGGATCGTCTTGATCTGGCGGTCGCCGGTCCACTCCCGCATCTGGGGAATCGCCCCGAGGAAGGGGTAGAACTCCTTGCGGCTGGTCGAGGTGATGACGGTGGCCAGGCGCTCCACCTGGCGGCCCTCGGTCGTGATCTGGAGGCCCTTGTTGAAGGCGGCCTTCAGCCCCGTCTCGAGGATCTGGATGTTTTCGAGGTTGGCGATCATGAGGACGGTTCTCCTTGGAGGTCAGCGGTCGGCGTGAGGTCAGTAGGTGAGGTCCAGCGACATCATCGCGCTGACGTTGGCGGTGTTGGTGCCGCCGACGGTCAGCTCGATCACGTCGCCGGCGACGACGGTGTTCGCGGCCGAGGGGGTGGCGCTGTCGACGTCGCCCGCGGCGCTGCCCGCCTCCGTGATGGTGACGACGCCGGAGGTGACCGGGGTGCCGTTGATCGAGGCGGTGATGGTAGCGTTGCCGGTGGCCAGGGCGTCGTCGAGGACGGTCCAGATCTTCGAGATCGTCCCGCCGCGCGGGGCGACGATCCGGTAGACCGCGGCGCTGGAGGCCCGGAGGTCGGCGGCGGAGCAGGTGAGCGCCAGCCGGTTCGCCCCGATGTTCGAGCGGGCGGTCGCGGCGCTGGCGACGTCGGAGAGGTTGTTCGCCGCCACGAGGTCACCGTCGGCGCTCGCGGTGTTGACGAGCTGGACGAAGACGTCCGTGCCGTCGACCTGGCGGACGAAGCCCGCCACGGACCGGGTGTTGCTGTTCGAGGTCTTGGCGACGGTCTGGTCGTCGACGATCCAGCACACCGAGCCGATGTCAGCGATCGTGATCTCGTCGCCGCCGGCGCTGTTCTCGAAGGCGACGACGCACTCGTGAACGAGCACGTTCAGGTCCCCGTTGTCGCCGTCGGTGTTGTCGACGGTGTCTTCGGCCACCCCGACGGCGATCAGGGACGTGGACACGGCGCCAGGGGTCGCGTACCCGCTGGAGTTCAGGCAGACCAGCGCGCCCTTGTAGAGCACCTTCGCCGCGGCGACGGGGTAGGTGAAGAACTGGCCGATGGTCTTGCTCGGGGTGCGGGCTTTGGTGAGGGCGGTCATGGTGGCCTCGTGGTCCTGGTGGAGTGGTCAGCGATCAGGTCTTCGCCGGCTTCTTCTGGGCGGCGTACTCGTCGTGGGTGAGATTCATCAGCGCGGCGACCTTCTTCTCCGCGTCGGAGAGGGTCACCTCGTTGGGCTTGGTGGTGAGGACCACCGCGCCGGCGATCTCGGGCAGGGTCGCGGCGAACGCCTCGAAGTCGGCCACCGCCTCGGCGCCGCCGCGCTCCATCACCTTGCGGTGGTAGTCGCGGGTCGCCGGCGGGATGCGGGCGGAGAACTTCTCCAGCACCGCGTCGATCGCCGCCTTGCGGCCGGCCTCCTCGGCCTCGAGGAGGAGCTTCGAGGCCGCGGTGAAGCGCTCGTTCAGCGCGTCGAAGTCGGCGCGGGGGACGTAGTCGGTCAGCTTGGGGGCCGCCGAGAGCTTCTCGCGGAGGTCCTTGTTCTCGGTGGAGAGCTTGGCGACCGCGCCCTCGACGTCCTCGGGAGAGGCGTCCTGGGGGAGGGAGAGGGCGACGAGAAGTGCGGCGAACGGGGTCTTGGCCATGATGGTGTGGTCCTTGGTGAAGAGCGCCTTGTTGCGCATCGCGGGAATGTTGGTGAGGGCGAACCCGGTGAGCAGCGTCGGGCGGAGTTCCCACTTCATCGGCCAGCCCCAATCGTTCTCCTCGAGGACGACGCGCTCGGCCTCCATGACCACCGACGTGAATCCGTACTTCTTCGCCGCGATCGCGTCGCGGCCCTCGGCCAGCCACTCGATCCCCACGGCGTAGATCCCGTCGGCGCGAAGCTCGAACCCCGACGCCCACCCGACGGCCGGGCCGCCGCCGCGGTAGAGGATATCGTGATCCATGTCGACCGGCGCCCGGTTCCCGAGGCGGTCGAGCTCGGCGTTCGACGCGGCGACGAGCGCGGCCGCGTCGGAGATCCGGACGTTGCGGCCGTCGCGGGCGACGAGGAGGCCGTCGCTCGGAGGGAGCGGGAGGACCTGGACGGCGGTCGGAACGCCGGGCCCGTCGGAGGCGGTCACCCCGTCGAACGCGAACGCGGTCCGCGACGCGTGGGGCCTCTCGAAGGCGTGGGTGTCTGGCACCCGGACATTATCCCGGCTGGATGCGATCAAGGGCTACACCTCCCCCGGGTTGAAGTTCCAGCCCGGATCCGGGTCGCCGCTCGGGACCTCGGAGACCCCGCCCAGCTTCTCGGCCTCGTCGTCGTCGAGCGCCCGCACCCGGCACTTGCAGCCGTAGCCGTTCGGCGGGAAGTGGCTCGACCACCAGGCGTCATCCACCCGGCGGACCGTGCCATCCCAGCTCACGTGGAGGTCCCGGTGACGCTGGGAGGGACCGAGCGAGTAGCGGAGGAACGGGAGGGCCTCCTTCGTCCGCTGGATCCTCGCCCACTGCCCGGCCGCCCTGGCGGTCCTCATGTTCGTCTCGTAGATGATCTTCACCCGGCGCGGGACACCGCCGGCCGCCGGCGCGGCCCAGCCGAGCTCGGTCACCACGTCGTCGATCCGGTCGGCGAACTCGGCCATGGTGAGGCCCTCCGCCAGGGCCGCGTCGACGGCAACGCGGATGTCGGTGAGCAGGTCTTCCGCGATCACGCCGGCGACGGCGAAGGCCCGGGCGTGTTGCTCGCCCCAGACGACCTCGAGGTCAAGCTCGGTCGAGAGCTTCTTCCGGCGGAGGTAGTCGAGCGCCTCCTGGGGGGCGGGGCCTGGAGCGCCGGCGGTGAGCCTCACGGGAGCTCCACCTCGTCGGTGGCATCCCCGACGGTCCGGGCGATCGTCGTCTTCGTGGCGAGCGCGCGGACGAGGCGGTCGCCGTCGACCTCGGCGCTGGCCAGGCGGGCGAGGAAGGCCGAGAAGGTCTCCGAGTCCTTGGCCGCGTCGCGCACCTCCTGGAGCAGGGCCTCCATGCCGCCGCCGGCGACGTCGGCCACCTCCTCGTCGATGAAGTCGGCCGCGTCGGCCGTGGAGGTGAGGCCGGCGGTGAAGGCCTTCCCGTTCTTCGAGCTCGTCGACGCGGGTGCCGTGGACGAGGTCGCATCCGCGGGCGAGGCACCCCGAGGGGCGAGGACCTCGGCGTCGGCCGCGGGCTGGTCCACCCCGATCCGGTCGCGGACCACCGATTGCTCGACCCGGAGGCCGCGGTCGACCAGCATCGAGACCACCTCGGCGAACTCGCGACGGTCCTCGGCCGGGTCGGTGAGGCACACGACCCGCGGGTAGTTCTCCTGGGGCCCGAAGTTCAGGTCCACAAGCGGGCGGATGAGGTCGCGGTTGATCGTCTCCTCGAGGTCGCGCGCGTCCGAATGGAGGATGTCCCGGCGGACCTCGTTGTGCACCTTGGCCTGGGAGAGGCTCGCCCCGTTGTCGGCCGTCATCGTCTGGCCGAGGACGACCTTCGAGACCTGGTCGTCGACCCACCGGATCAGCCTCTCGTGGGCGTCGGCGGTCCCGGAGACAGCTTGCTCGATCTGGACGCGCGTGCCGTTCGGGACGATACCGGCGGCGTCGAGGCCGAGGGCGAGCATCGCGTCTTCGAGGGCCTCCTTGTCGTCGTCGCTGGCGTTGCGCTCGTACGTCCCGATCCGCCAGGGGACCCCGAAGATCTCGACGAACGTCAGCCAGGCGGTCAGCCCCAGGGTCTTGATCGAGTAGGCCACCCCGAGGGGGCGAACGAGGCCGACCCGCGAGACCGGCCCGGCGAGAAGGTGGGGGCGATGGAGGATGAACTTCGCCGGCGGTAGCTCGTCGCCCTCCGCCTTGCCCTCGACCTTCAGCCGGATCTCGCGCCCGGTCGCCTCGTCGAGCTGGAAGTGACGCTGGTCCCGCCACTCGACCCGGTCGGGGGTCCACACGGCGCCCTTGGACCAGATGATCTCCAGGGCCGAGAAGCCGCACAGGACCGCGTCCATCGCGTCGCGGACCATGGACGCCCACCCGGGGCGGTCGATCGTCCACGACGCCACCCGCTCCGCCATGGCGACGTCAGCGGGGCGGTCGGTCGGTGCGACGACCCGCCAGGGGAGCGTCATCGCCAGCTTGCGCGTCGAGAGCTGGGCGCGCGCGTGGAGGTCCTTCTCCTCGACGCCGCGGGCGAGCCCGATCAGCTCGTCGAGCTTGCCTTTGTTGGCGTCGGCGAAGATCGTCGCGAGCTTCGTCGGCGTGATCGCCTTCGCCTTGTCCTCGAAGGACCACTGGCGCCCGCCCTTGCCGGGCTGTGAGATCTCTCGATCGAGATTCTTCGGATCGGGCGTCACGGCGTCATTATCCCGGCTGGATGCGATCAAGGGCTACGGGCGCGGCGGCGGCGGGCCCGGTCGCGGTCCTCTTCGGTCGCGCGGCGGACCGGCCTGAAGTCCACCTCCGGCGCTGGTCCACCGTGGAGCCGCTGGAGAGCGAGGGCGAGGGCGATCGCCGCGTCCCCGTGGCGCGGCTTGCCGTCGCGGCTGTCCTTGCGGCGGTGGTCCCCGAGGCGCACGCCCGCCGGCGTCATGACGAGCTGGAGAAGGTCGTCGCGCACGTCGGCGTCCGCCGGGATCTCGAGGAAGCGCTCCTCGAGCGCCTCCCGGAGGCGGGGCATCGCGGCGTCATACCAGGCGCCGGTGATCTTCACGATCTCCACGGACGCCTCGCCCCAGGCTACGAGGGCTTGCTCGGCGAGGTGAGCCCCGAGGCCGGTCCCGTCGATGGCCAGGCCGGCCCACTTGAGCGCCGCTCCCGGCCGCTGGAGCGCCTCCCCGAGGAGGCGGAGGATCTCCCACTGCTCCGCGAACGGGACGCCCCGGAGCTCGATGCTCACGACGGCCCGCTTCGTCAGCGCGTGGTCCTCGGCGAGGACCGTGAAGGTCGAGAGGTCGCCGCTCCTGGCCACGTCGGCGCCGATCGCCACGACGCGCCCGCGCTGGATCGCGTCGATCTCCGGCCGGACCTGGGCGTCGAACCACCCGCGGCGGTCGGCGAGGCGGTCCGCCTCGGGCAGGAATAGGTGCTCCTCCGGGAGGGCGAGGCGGATCACCGCGAAGTGTCGGGCGGCGGCCTCGAGGAGCGAGCGCCGCAGGTAGACCGCGTCGCCGCTCGCGGGGATGACGAGGTACTCCTCGGCGGCGCCCCAGCTCGCCAGGCACTCGGCGACGAAGTCGGCCTCCCCCTCCGGCGTCCAAGCCACGCCGGCGCGCTCGCACATGCGGCGGAAGACCCCGCCTCTCACGGCCTCGTGGATCGTGACCCGGTGGACGCTCCCCTTGCGCTTGCCGGTCCTCACCTCGTCGACCAGGTGGGCGAAGGGGTTCTCGCGGCCGTTGTGGGTCGAGACCACCGCGAGCTCGCCGCCCCAGGTCCGCACGGCGAACGCGGCCTTCAGGAGGTCCCCGAGGCGAGGGTGGAAGGCGGCCTCGTCGATCGTCACGGCCCCGGTGAGCCCGCGGAACGCGGCCGGGTTGGAGGTGATCGCCCGGATCACGTTGCCGCTGGCGAAGCGGATCTCGTGGGTGAGGATGTCCTTCGGGCCATCTCGGAGCATCGTGGACCCGACGTGAGTCGCGGCCGCCCCGAGGAACCCCAGCCAGTCGGTGCAGTCGTCGATGAACTCGCGGCCGAGGAGGTGACTCGTGCTCACGTAGAAGCACGAGACCCCGCCGGCGCTCCTGGCCCTCGCCGCCCGCATCACCTTCCGGGCCGCCGTCGTCCACGTGAGCCCGATCTGGCGGGCCTTCTCGCCGACCAGCAGCTTCGCCGGGTCGTGGTACCACCGGGCCTGGTAGTCGAGGAGCGCGCTCACTTCGTCGCCCCTCCGAGGAAGCGGCTCTCCAGATCGGCGGCCTGCTCCGCCGTGAGCCCCGTCGAGGCCGGCGCGGCGGCCTCAACGATCTTCGGGCGCTCGGTCGATCGGTACTGGCCAAACTCGCGGGGGAAGAGGCGCTCCAGCGTCCAGGCGTGCGCCCTCCAGTCCTTGGCCCCGCGGATCTTGGCGATGTGCTTGCCGGCGAGGTCCGCCCGCGCCTTCTTCCACTCCAGGTAGAAGAGGCCGTAGTCGTCGATCGGGCAGATCCCCGCCTCGTGGTCCTTGATGTTTTGGTTGCCGCGGTTGCGCCAGTAGGTGCCGGTCGCCGGGCGGATCCCGATTGCCTCGCAGGCGATCGGCCATGGGTAGCCGTCCCGCACCTTCGCCAGAAGGCCATCGAGGTCCGCCCGCTCGATCGTCCGCTCCGCCATCAGAGGACCTCTGAGAGGCAGCGCCGGCGCCACTGGATGATCACGTATCCGACCGGGCGCGTGGTCCTCTCGACCTCGAAGTCGTCGCCATTGGCGATCGCCATGGCCCGACGCATCGCCGTCACCCGGCGCCGGATCGTCGGCGCCGGCGCGTGGATGCCCCTGCTCTCGAGCTTCGCCTGGAGGTCCCTCGACGTGTCCCGCGGCTCGGCCACCCGCGCGAGGGTGATCGCCAGTTCCTCGGTCCGCCGCCGGTCCTCCTCGCGGTGGCAGGCGGCCCCGAAGACCTCCCGCTTGTCTTCCTCCCACCCTGGCTCCGCGCTTCTCATTGGCCCCTCCGCGTCTCGGGCGCGTCTGGTGGGACGATGGACCACCCAACGTGTGTTGCCTGCTCCATCGGGCAGCGGTCTCCGGCCGCGTTGCAGAAGCCGTAGTACACGCCGCGCTGATCTGCCTCGTCGGGCAATAAGCGGCCCGAGCTCAGGTAGAGCGCCGCCAGCGCGATCCGCCACACCGGCGTCTGGAGTTGGGCGAGGAACCGGTCGTGCTTGTCGCTGCGCGGCAGCACCTCGGCGAAGCAGAAGGCCTCAAACCACACGGTCTACCTCCTCGGCCTTCTTCATCAGCGCCGTGATCGCGTCGATCGGGAGCCCAGGGTCCCCGAAGTATTGGGCTGGCAGCATCAGCTTGCCGGTTCCGAAGCCTTCCAGAATGACCTCGACTCGCTCATCTCCCCACTCGACGACGAACGTCGCCTTGCCGTCCACGACGGGCCTCGCCGTGACCTTGTACTTCATCGGCCGCCCCTCCTCTCGCTCTCGCGCAAGTCCTCCCCGTCGCAGTCGATCCACGTCCCGTGCTCCAGCAGCCGGGCGGCGATCAGTTCGGCGCGTCCTCCTAGGTACGCGCGCCACCTCGAGGACATGATCGCGTCGGCGGCCGCGCGGGCGTCTGGCCCCGGCCGGCTCGCCGCCGCGGACGCGCGGGCGCGGGCGACCGGCTCGGCGAGGAGGTTCGTCGTGATGACCGTGCGCAGGCCCTTGCGGGTGCGGTGCTGGATCAGCGTCGAGACCGCCTCGGCCGTGTGGGCGCGCCGCGACTCCGCCTCCTGGCCGAGGTCGTCGATCACGAGGAGCGGGGCCAAGGCGAGGTCGTCCCGGGTCGCCCGGGTGATGGAGCTCCGCCGGCCCTGCGTCAGCCACCAGCCCTCATCGCAGAGGAGCGACGCCTCCAGGAGGAGGCCGCCGAACCTGTGCACCATCCGGGCCGCGGCGAGGGTCTTCCCGCGGCCCTTGTCGCCGGAGAGCACGAGGAGCAGCCGGTCGCCGTCGGCCCATCGGTCCGCCGCCTCGAGCGCCACCGTCTGCCGCACGGTCCCGGCGACGAGCATCCGGGCGTGCTTGTGGTCGACGCCGGCGAGTTCCAGCTCCGCTTGCCGACGGGCCGCCCACGCGGCCCGCACGGCGGCCTGGCGCTCGCGCTCTTGCTCGTCGGCCTCCCGCTTGACCTCCTCCTCGCTCTGCGGACGCGCGAGCGCGGCGACGTCGATCCCGACGCCGGCCGCCATCTCTGCGATCCATCCCCGCAAGTCCATCACCTCGCCGGCGACTGCCGGTCCGCTTCTCGCGTTCATCGTGCACCCCCCTTGATCAGTTCGTCCACCATGTCGAGGTCCAACCCATTGACGGGCGGTCCACTCTTTGATCGTTGCGTCAATGACTGGTCGCGGTCCCATTGCTCGCGGGCCGTGAGCCAGTCCCCGAAGTTGCGCCCCAGGTTCTCGAAGGCGAAGAAGCCCGCCGCGCGGCCGCCGTCGACCATCTCGCAGGTGACGCCCTCCTTGCGGGCCCACGAGAGCAGCGAGTTTGCCTTCCGCCGGCACACGACCCGCCAGGCCTCGACCGCTCCCTCCGCGGCCACGAGGTCAAGGACCCGCTCACCGTCCGCCGTCCGCACGTTGACCCGCGAGCGCCCCTCGGCCTTCACGACGCGGGCGAGGCCGTCGGCCATCCAGCGCCGCGCGCTCGCCGAGTCCTGGTTGCCGGGGGTGAGGCCGCAACGCGTCCGCTCCGCCCGGAGGGCCTCGACGATCGCCGCCGCCGTCGTGTCGTCGATGACTCCGACCGCCTCGATCTGCCTCGGGCGCTTGGCCCGCTTCGGCTTCTCGGGGACCGGATCGTGAACGAGGGCGAAGCCCTCTGTCCCTCTCTCTTCTCTCTTCTGCTCTTCTTGAAGTTTCGGTGGCGTTACATCAGGTGTTACAGGTTGCGTTACCGTAACGGTGCCTGTAACGCCTTTTGTAGTTTCGCTCACCGATTCGCGGTGACGCCTCACCCGCTCGGTCGATGGCGACTCCTGGCTCCGCACCCACCCGAGGATCCCGTGGGCCCCCTGGTCGGAGAGCACCAGCAGCCCGGCCCGGTCGAGCTCGGCGAAGGCCGCGGCGAGCGCCTTCACTGAGAGGCGCGTCAACCTCGAGAGCGTCTGCTCGTCGTAGGGTCGGCCGGCCTCGGTCACCAACCAGCCGATGTCCGCCGTCTCCTTCCCTCCCAGGGTGTGGGCCGGGTCGGGCAGGGAGTAGACGACGAAGGCGATCCGGAGGAGGAGGCCGTCGGCCGAGAGCTGGAAGCTCTCCTCGTCCGTGAAGAACGAGGCCCACACCTTCGCCCAGGGCCGGCGCTTCATGGGGTGACCTCCCAGCGAAGCTTCACCTGTGTCGGAGCGGTGTCTACGCGCGGCCGCGACTTCCGATCCCACGACCCGCCTCCTGCCTCGCCGAGGCACTTCCATCCGGCCGCCCGCAGCGAGACTCCGCCCTCTTCGGGCAAGGTGTAGGTAATGAGTTTGAGGTAGCCGAGCGCCCGCGCAGCTCGCCAGGCGGCGGCGTAGAGCTTGCTGCAAGCGTTCGCGGCGCCGATGGTGCAGAGGCGCGTGACCTCTGCCGTGTAGCCGTCGTCCGCCATGCGCGCGACGGGGTTGCCGACGATCGCCACACCGACGACCGCGCCCCCAAGCTCGACCGCGACCGCGAACAGGCCGCCTTGTGGAGGCCGGTGGTGCCGGTGGTGCTGGCCGACAAAGGCCCTGGCCTCCCGTAGCGTGATGGGCGTCAGGCGGAGGCTCATTTGACCCCCGGCTTCCAGCGCTCGATCGGGATGCCCCTCTTCGCGGCGTGGCCGATCATGTTGCCGGTCCCGGAGCCACCGGGGAACGCGAGGAGGACCGGCACGCGCCCCGGCGAGCTCGCCTCGCACGCCATCAGCCAGTTCCGGATCGGGCCCGCCTTGTCGCCGTAGTCCTTCCAGGCGGCGGGGAAGGGGCGCGTCGGGAGCTGGAGGCGCCGCTCGGCGACATCAGCCGCCCAGATATCGGCGCCGCAGATGATCCGGCCGTCGTCCGCTCGCTCGCCGCTGTCGCCGTGGAAGACCACCGTCGCGTCGTGGCGGAGGAGCTGGAGCACGAGCCACCTCTCGGCCTCCCACCCGCCGACGAACGTGCGGCCGCCCGTCACGATCGCGGGCCTCATGTCTCCACCTTCCGGCGGATCTTCCCCCGCCCCACGCGCTCCACCGACCCCTCGGCGACCAGGCGCTTGACCGCCACGTAGACGTCGCCGCGGTGGATCGCCGCGAAGATGTCCCTCATGGTCCACACGTTGCCGTCGGAGACCAGGTCGAAGACCTCGTCCCGGCAGGTTGGCGGCCTCACCAGGTCCGCCTTGCAACGGCGGATCAGGCGGCCGAGGGCGTAGCGCGACAACCCGAGCTCGACCGAGGCGCCGTCGATATTGCCGGCGTGGCGAACAAGCGCTTCCTCGACCGTCCGGCGGATCACGACCTTCAGCGTCGGGCGCACCTGGTCGTCACCTCGGCCGGCGACCTCGGCCGCGCTCACCCGGCGCCGCGCCTCCATCACCGTTCCGACGCCGCAGTTAACGAGCTCCGCCACCCGGGCCAGTGGAGCGTCGCCAATGACGCCGAAGAGGCGGGCCCAGGCGGCCACCTCCGGCATGGTGAGCTTCGCTCCCCGTACGCGGTTCTCGATGTTCCGGCGGACCGCGCTCGCCGCCCGCTCGATGTCTGGCTCGCTGGTGATCACGCGGGACATGCGCCCTCCAACGAGAGCTGACGCGGCGCCTCCGCGACGGCGACTCGGTTCAGGTAGAGCGCCTCGACGCGGTCGACGGCGTGCTCGGCCTTGGCCGCGAACTCGACGCGCCGCCAGCCCTCGCCGAGGAGGCGCTGGTCATACAGGTCGTTGGGGTAGGAGCAAAGAAGCACCGGCCCCTTGTGCCGGGCGAGGACCTCGAGCAACGGCTCGTGGTCCTCGGCCTCGAGCATCTCGTGCCGGTAGTATCGATCTCGACGTCCGTTGACGCTCGTGCGCGGGTACGGCGGGTCGGCGACGATCGCCACCCCCTCGCCTTGGTAGCGCTCGATCACCTCGATCGCGGGTCGACACTCGATGAGGACGCCCCGAAAGCGCTCGGCGACCCTCTCGACCTTGACAGGGAGACCGGACCATTCACGAGCGGCCAGGTGCTCGGCCCTGCGCCCGTCGTGCCGCCACCCGGACCGGGTCGCGGTTCGGTAGCCGTGCGACTGGTGCGACTGCGCGAGAAACCGTCGCGCTACCTCGACGTCCCCAAGGTCGGTACCGTCATCGCCTTCGAGCGCATCAGAGCAGAGCATCTCCCACTCCTCGCGAGCGAAGGGGGTCCACGCAACTGCGCGAGCGAGCTCGGCCGGCTGGTCGCGGATCGCCCGGAACAGCGCCACTACTCGGTGGTCCAGGTCGTTGATCATCTCGGAGTCCCACCGCGGCTTCGCGCACAGAACCGCCCCCGACCCGAAGTACGGCTCGAGGTACACCCGCCGACGAGGGAGCAACGCGACGATCTCCTTGGCTAGTCGCCACTTCGACCCGGGGACCTTGGCGATGCGGATGGTCATGCTCTCATCTCCCGGACCCAAACCCCGCCCCCGCCAAGCCGCCAAGTGCCCTCGGCCGCGGCCTCCAGCGTCGCCAGGCACTCGCGGGCGATCGCCTCGGCCGTGGGCGGGGGGATCGCGTTGCCGATGTGCTCGCGGCGACCGACGCGGCGCTTGCTCGACGACGACGGGCCCTCGAGGTAGCAGTCGGCCGGGAATCCCTGGAGGACCGCGAGCTCGCGGTCAGTCAGCGGCCGGTGCCAGGTGCCATCGAGCGCCCGGATCACCA